TGTATCCCGCTCCGTGGGGCAAGAGTTCATCAAGGCCGATAAGGGCCGCAAATTTGCAGAAGGTGGCGAGATGAAAGAATCTAAAGCAATGATGCAGAAAGAAATCGGCTTTATGAAGAAGAAGGGCGCTCCGAAATCCATGATTAAGCATGAGATGGCGGAGGCCAAAGGCATGAAAAAGGGCGGAATGTCGCTCGCCAAGCATGCCAGCATGCCTGCTTCTAAAGCTCACGCCGGACTGAAGGGCGGTGGTTTTGTTAAGGCGGCTGACGGGATTGCCAAGAAAGGCAAGACCAAAGGCACCATGATTGCAATGCGTCACGGCGGGAAGTGCTGAGATGGCTACGAAAAAAGTTACCGCAGCCGATACGACTGCCGATCCGAAGCTTCAGGAAATGACCGCCGCAGAAATGCGGATGATCAATGAAGCCAACGAAGAGCGGATGGCAAGAAGGCAGCGAGAAGCAGCGAGCAGACCTCCTGAGCTTGGAAAGATGAGGAAAGGCGGCTACGTCCGTGCTGCTGACGGCTGCGCCAAGCGTGGGAAAACGCGGGGCAAGATGGTATGAGGGCATCTCGCGGCATGGGGGCAATAGCGCCGTCAAAAATGCCCAAAGGGGTCAAAAAGGCCCGTCGAGATGACACCGACTTCACGCAATACGCCGCTGGCGGAAAGGTGGGTCTGTATGAAAATATCAATCGCAAGCGTAAAAGAATCGCTGCGGGGTCTGGCGAACAAATGCGTAAGCCGGGGTCAAAAGGCGCTCCAACGGCTCAAGCTTTTGTTCAATCGGCTAAAACCGCCCGGAGAAAATAATGGCTGAGAAGTGGATTCAAAAAGCTATTAAGAAGCCCGGTGCCTTACGCGCTCAACTTGGCGCTAAGAAGGGTGAGCCAATCCCTGCCAAGAAGCTTGCAGCGGCGGCAAAAAAGCCGGGTAAGTTGGGTCAACGGGCGCGGCTGGCTGAGACTCTTAAAGGCATGAAATGACTACCACCGGTACCGCAGCATTTAATCTGGACGTAAATGACCTCATCGAAGAGGCATTTGAGCGTTGCGGTAGCGAGTTGCGTACCGGTTACGACATGCGCACTGCGCGTCGGTCGTTGAATTTGCTGACGATTGAGTGGGCGAACCGTGGGATCAACCTGTGGACTATTGAGCAAGGCTCTATTCCGCTAGTGCAAGGCACGATTACTTATGATCTGCCGGTCGATACGATTGATTTGCTGGACCAAGTAACCCGTACTGGGACTGGATTGAACCAGCAGGACATCAATATCAATCGCATTTCGGAGTCTACGTACTCCACGATCCCCAATAAGAACGCCCAAGGCCGACCGATTCAGGTGTGGATCAACCGCCAGTCAGGTGCCGTTGAGCCGGTTAGTGGGATTGCTTACCCGCAGATCAATGTGTGGCCCGCCCCCGATCAGTCAAACTTGTACACGTTCGTGTACTGGCGGATGCGCAGAATTCAGGATGCCGGGACTGGGGTTACTACTCCTGATATTCCGTTCCGGTTCCTTGAATGCATGGTGGCTGGGCTGGCTTACAAGATGTCCATGAAGCTGCCAAACATGGATATGAACCGGGTTGTTGGGCTGAAAACCGAGTACGAACAGCAATTTCAGTTGGCGGCGGAGGAAGACCGCGAGAAGGCCAGCATTCGGTTTGTGCCACGAATCATCAATTACAGGTGACGTATGGCTGGTCCAAAATACGCATCTGGCAAGAACTCAATCGCGGAATGCGACCGCTGCGGACAGCGTTATAAACTGACCCAACTGCGTAAGCTGGTCATTAAGACCAAACAGGTCAGTATCAAAGTTTGTCCGGAATGCTGGGACCCCGATCATCCTCAGTTGCAGTTGGGGATGTATCCCGTATACGACCCGCAAGCCGTCAGGGAGCCGAGGCCAGACATTAGCTACTACCAGTCCGGTCTAAATGGGCTTCAGATAGAGAACACGACGGGGCCGTCCGAGGATCAGACTGGGGTTCCGGATGGGGGTAGCAGGGTCTTTCAATGGGGCTGGAATCCTGTTGGGGGAGCCAGTGGTTTTGATACTGCATTGACACCGAACTACTTGGTTTTGCAGGCCCAAGTTGGTACAGTTACGGTTGAAATAGGAGCATAAAATGGCTTACACACGTTCTGCCGATGGCATTGCTAAAAAGGGCAAAACTGAAGGCAAAAATCTTGGTAATAGCGGTCCGACAATGGGCGTTGAGAAAGGCCCAAAGAAGCATACTGTCGGCAAGACCAATGCGGACATGAAGAAGATGGGCCGCAATCTGGCTAAAGTTGCTGCACAAAAGCGAGGCTGATATGGCAAAGCACAGCATGAAAATGATGGGCAAAGAAGTTGGCCCCGCTAGTGTTTATGCGGATCGCGCCAAAGAAGCCATGAATGATCTGGCTGCTAGGGCCAATAGGGGCAGTGCGAACACCGTCAACATGTCGGTGGGTAACATCTCGCGTGATCCAGAAGCAGGTGCAACCAAGACTTCCGGCATCAAAATCCGTGGTACTGGCGCGGCAACTAAAGGCACAATGGCCCGTGGCCCGATGGCTTGATGCTATGAAGCGGTACGGTTCTATCTACGTTGTCACGAATACTGTTACAGGAGAACAGTACGTTGGGCAAACACGCCAACTTGCGCTGTGTAGGTGGAAATGCCATGTGAACACCGCCCGTTCCAAGGTGGCAAAGAAGTACCGTTTGGCGCAGGCAATAGCCACGTATGGTGTTGAAACGTTTTTGTTTGCTGAAGTTTTTACGGCTTTTGACGCGGATGCGTTAAACAATGCTGAGATGCAAATTATCGCGGAGCTTGAACCCGCATACAATATCGCCAAAGGCGGTGCGGGGCATCGTGGGGTAGTTCCGTCCGCAGAAGTACGTAAAAATCGTTCTGACCGATTAAAGCGGCAATGGGCGAACCCCGAATGGCGTCAACAACAGCTAGAAAAAATAAAAGAGGCTTCTAGTTCTTTGGCGGCGCGTGAACGGGGTAAACGTATTGCCCCTATAGGTAATGTGGCTCGTTGGGCAGCACATGTAAAAACGCAGCCCGTTGCTAAAGACAGATCCGCCGCCTTGCGCAGTAGTTGGAAGAACCCGGAGATACGGCAACGACGAATCAATGGACTAAAAAAAGCGTTGAGTGACCCAAACATTCTTGCAAGGTATCGTGCGGCGTCAATCGGTAGAAGGCACACAGATAGTACAAAAGAAGCTATTGCGCGGGCTAAATGGAAACCCGTATACTGCCGTGAGTTGCAGTGTTCTTTTTTGTCGCAAAAAGCTGCGGCAGAATTTCTTGGCGTGCTAAAAACGTCTGTATCAAACGCTGTCAGGAAGAAGGGCAGAGTGGCTGGTAAATACACTCTGGAAAAGGTGGCGTAAATTACATATCAGGAACTTTTAGCCTCAATTCAGTCGTATACGGAAAACGTCTTTCCGGACGTTACGCTTTCTGACGGCTCAACCGAGACTACGGCTGAGCAGATCAATCGGTTTATTCAACAGGCTGAACAGCGGATCTATAACTCGATCCAATTCCCATCGCTGCGCAAGAACGTCACGGGTAGTGTGTCGTCAACGACTCCGTATCTTGGCGCTCCGCAAGATTACCTTGCAACGTACTCGATGGCCGTTATTGACGGGGATGGGAACTACGAGTATCTGCTTAATAAGGATGTGAACTTCATCCGTGCGGCGTATCCTAAAGCCACTGATACGGGGTTGCCGAGGTATTACGCCCTCTTTGGATCGCAGACGAACGATGTGAATGAGTTGTCGTTCATGTTGGGGCCAAAGCCTGATAGCGCGTACACGGTGGAGTTGCATTACTTTTATTACCCAGAGTCAATCACCACGGCAAACACAACGTGGCTAGGTGATAACTTTGATACGGTTCTGTTGTACGGGTCGCTTGTTGAGGCTTACACCTTCATGAAGGGTGAGCCAGACATGGTGGCTCTGTATGACGGCAAATACAAAGAAGCATTGGCACTTGCCAAACGCCTCGGTGATGGCATGGAGCGTCAGGACGCCTACCGTTCTGGGCAGTACAGGCAAAAGGTGGTGTAAATGTCGCTTTCGCAAACAGCAACAACAAGCTTCAAAGTTCAACTCCTGCAAGGAGTTCATAACTTTGGGCCGACCTCTCCGGATACGTTTAAGATCGCTCTATACACCGCAAACGCAAACTTAAATGCGGCAACTACGGTGTATACGACTTCTGATGAGGTAACCGGAACCGGCTACACGGCTGGCGGGAAAACGCTTTCAATCAGTGTGTCACCGACTTCTGGTAATAATCTATCCAACGTCCCAACCGCGTATGTGTCGTTCTCAAATATTTCGTGGACTGGGGCGACGTTTACTGCCAGAGGTGCGTTGATTTATAACAGCAGTGAAGGTAACAAATCAGTTGCTGTATTAGATTTTGGCTCGGATAAAACGGTCAACAACGACACATTCCAAGTTATCTTCCCGGTTCCAGATGCAAATAGCGCCATTGTGCGTATCTCGTAAGGACTGAAAATGAGTACAGAAATCAGCAAAGCACAAGACGTTGTTTGCGCCGCGTCTACAGTGCGTCCGTCGAATACGGAAACGGCTCGTGCAGGTGGCGTATTTACGGTTACATGCTATGGGGCAGACGGCCAACTGAAGTGGACTGATTCCTTCCATAACCTTGTTGTGAATGAAGGTCTTCAGGACATGAACACCAAATACTTTAGTGGATCGGGTTATACCGCCGCTTGGTATCTGGGCCTGATCACCGGCCCCGGCGCTGGTAATACGTATGCTGCTGGAGATACGCTGGCTTCTCACGCTGGCTGGACAGAAAATACGGCCTACTCTGGTAACCGTGTGGCCGCGACGTTTGGCACCGCAACAACGGCAGATCCCTCGGTGATTAGCAATTCGGGAAGCCCCGCGTCATTTGCCATCACCTCAAACGGGCAGACCATTGCTGGAGCGTTCCTGTGTTCCGTGAATAGCGGGACATCTGGGGTTCTGTTTTCGGCAAACAACTTCTCGGGCGGCGATAAGTCGGTCGATAGTGGTGACACGTTGAGCGTTACGTATCAGTTCTCCCTTGATGCTGTTTAAAGGAGCTTTCGGTGTTTGGTTATGCAGCAATTGCTCAAGCACCGTTTGCCTCTTTAGGGGGTAACGCTTTTACCGTTTCGCTATCGGAAACGGCGGCTACGAACTCCACAATTACAAGCTTAGTTAGTCTCGGCGGAGTGGCGACGGAACAAGCCTCTGTAACGTCATCGGTTTCCAACAGCAACAACATCCTCACGGCAACCGCTACGGAATCAGCCGCAGGAGCCGTCACCGTAACTTCCTTGTTGTCAGCATTTGGGGTGGTTGCGGAGCAGTCCCAAGCAAGTGTGGTTGCCACAAGTCAGGCGGATATGTATGCCGCCGTAAGTGAATCAGCACTTGCTACGGATTCTCCGCAGGCGGTGGCGGCGATGCTTGCTGCGGTTGCGGAGATTGCACAGGCACTAGATGCGCCCGAGGGTAGCCGGGTGTTTTTCGTGGCGGTATCAGAGTCAGCCTCTGGTCTGGATGCTGTAACCGTACAGGCAGCATTTAAGGGAACGGTTGCAGAAGTGGTCCGTGCATCCGCTTCGGTGACAAGGACAAAATCAAAGAATGTATACGTTACCGGGGTGCAGCTTTATGTACAGATTGGAGATGTGCTGATCTGGTCAACAATTGACACCAATCAGAATCCAAACTGGACGATAATTAATGATGTTCAGTCTCCGGGTTGGACGGACATTCCGTCATAAGGAAGAATCATGGCGTTGGTTGTAAAAGATCGAGTTAAGGAAACAACCGCCACCACCGGCACAGGGACACTTACGCTTGCCGGAGCATCTGCTGGGTTCCAATCTTTTTCCGTTATTGGTGATGGAAACGTCACTTATTACGCCATTTTTGATGTGGCAACCGGGGATTGGGAAGTAGGGGTTGGTACTTATACCGCTTCTGGAACAACTCTGTCGCGGGATACCGTCCTTGAATCAAGCAACGCAGGGTCGCTTGTCAGTTTTGGGGCTGGAAGTAAGGATGTTTTTGTCACTTACCCGGCAGAACGGGCCGTTTATTTAGATACTGCCGGTTCCGCAGTCACGACTCTGGATGTGGGTACGCTGGGGGTTACCACGGCAAACATCTCCACCGCGAACATTACAGCGGGGACAGTCTCCACAACCCCGGCATCCGGCACGGATATCGCCAACAAAACCTATGTAGATTCTTTGGCGGCATCTGGGATTCACTACCACACGCCTGTCCGAGTGGAGTCGCCAGACTCAGCGGGTAGCTTAAATGCTACCTATAACAACGGCACGGCTGGAGTTGGCGCGACGCTGACTAACGCAGGGACGCAGGTTGCGTTGGCTATTGACGGTGTAACGCTGAACACTAATGACCGCGTGCTGATCTACAACCAGACAAATCAGTACGAAAATGGCGTTTACACGGTCACCGACACCGGCTCAGGCTCAACCAATTGGGTGTTGACTCGGGCCACGGACGCGGACACTTACGATCCCTTTAGCCCGAATTCACTTGGGCAGGGTGATGCATTTTTCGTCACATCGGGAAATACAGGCGCTGGCGAGACCTATATCTGCAATACCGTTGGCACGATCACGTTCGGTACTACAGCGATCACCTTCGCGCAGATCAGCAGCGCACAGGTTTACTCCGCTGGCACAGGGCTAACCCTTAGCGGAACGCAGTTCAGCATCACGAACACCGGGGTATCGGCCAATACCTACGGGTCTGCCTCGTCGGTTCCTGTAACAACAGTCAATGCACAAGGGCAGATTACCGGGGTTACGGATACCGCGATAGCGATTAATGGGTCGGCTGTTACGGGGAACATCACGGGGCAGGCGGGATCGGTAGCAAACTCCCTGACCGCTGGTACTTATCTGACTGGAAGCGCGTTTGATGGGTCTGCTCCGTATACGTGGACTGTTGACGCGACCAGCGCAAACACCGCCAGTAAAGTTGTCGCACGGGATGCTTCAGGCAACTTCTCCGCAGGAACGATCACAGCGGCTTTAAGCGGTAACGCGACTACAGCCACAACATCCACGAATATCGCTGGCGGGGCTGCTAATCAGATTCCTTACCAGACAGCGGCAGGGACCACATCCTTTATCACCGCAGCCTCTGGGACAAACTACGTTCTGAACTTCAACGGATCGACCTTTACATGGGTGGCCGGGACGATCTCTGGAATCCCGCTGGGTTCCAATTTAAACACGCTAACGCTCGGTTCGTACCTGACAGGGACAAGCTATAACGGCTCCGGATCAGTCACGGCTGCGGTTGATGCCACTTCAGCGAACACAGCATCAAAAGTTGTAGCCCGTGATGCTTCTGGAAACTTTAGTGCCGGGGTAATTACGTCTGTAGGCGGTATTCAGTTAAACAATGGCGCGGCAGACGGCGCAGGAATTGTATTTAAGTCTTCTACTGGAACCGATTGGGAGATTGACAATAACGGGGGTTCACTGAGATTTTTCCAGCCCGGAACAACCTACGGCACATGGACGACTACCGGGTTGACGATAAACGGAACGGCGACTGCAACCACATTTAATGGGGCGCTGTCAGGTAACGCCACCACAGCCACCACAGCCACAAACATCGCAGGGGGTGGCGCGGGGCGGATTCCCTATAACACCGGGTCTGGGGCGACTAGCTTTGTTGCTGCTGGAACGGCAGGGCAACTTCTGCAATCAAACGGAACATCAGCCCCGTCATGGGTAACGAGTTCGTCGGTATCAAAAGGGTATGTAAACGCCATGAACATCTTGTTCGGGCTGTAAGGGGTAAAGATGACCACAGGAAATACAAGCCTGCTCAAACTGGCTCTCCCGGTAGAAGGGGAGCTTGATGGTACATGGGGCGATGTTGTTAATGACTCCATTACGTCGCTGGTAGACACGGCTGTTGCAGGAACAACCACCCTAAGCTCGGATGCAGACGTTACGCTAAGTGATACGGCGCTGGCGGCAAACCAAGCCCGACAGGCAATCTTGCTGTGGACAGCTTCAGGGACGGTGACTAGAAACATCACTGCCCCGGCTAGAAGCAAGGCGTATATCGTTATTAACGCAACGGGCGGAACTCAAGATATTGTCCTGCGCGGGGCTGGCCCGACGACCGGGATTACTATAGCTGCCGGGGAAAAATGTATTGCCGCATGGAATGGCAGTGATTTTGTTAAGGCAGCAACGACAGCCGCAGATGGCGTAACAAGTGTTGATGTATCCGGAGGAACGACAGGTCTGACCACCTCGGGTGGGCCTGTAACATCGACCGGGACAATTACATTGGCAGGAGTGCTTGCGCAAGCCAACGGCGGTACCGGAGAGTCAACATACACGGACGGCCAGCTTCTTATTGGAAATTCGTCTAGTGGGCTAACCAAAACAACCCTGACCGCCGGGGCAAATATCACAATCACCAACGGTGATGGATCAATTACGATTGCCGCGACTGATACGACCGGCATTACCGCTGGCAAATCCATTGCCTTTGATTTAATCTTCGCTATCTAAGGAGTAATCGTGGCTAATCCTAATATCGTCGCCGTCACCGCAATTTACGGCAATTCGTCCCAGACATCCCTGACCACAACCAGCGCAACGCAGTTGGTAAGCAATGCGGCTTCAAGCGGGAAGGTCTTTAAGATCAACTCGATTGTTGTGGCAAACGTGGACGGCACCAACGCTGCGGACATTACGATCAGCATCTATAGTGCGGCGTCTCTGGGTGGCACGGCGTACCCAATCGCGTCCACGATTTCTGTCCCTGCTGATGCCTCGCTGATCGTGACCGACAAGACCACCTCGTTCTACCTTCTGGAGAACCAGTCAATCGGCGCAACAGCGGCGGTAGCCAATGACCTAGTGGTCACAGCAAGCTGGGAAGAAATCAATTAATAGGGGTGCGATATGCCGCTTCGTCCTCCGGCTGGGTTTATTAGTGCAGCCGCTGATCCGTTAAAAGCAACGGATGCTCCATCTATTGCGCTGTCGCCTAAAAATGGCACGGTGGTTTGCGTAAATTTTTCCGCGCCATCAAACGTCGGCGGAGGCGCACCCACAAGCTATACGGCGACACTAACAAATACAAGTACCGGAGCAAAAATTCAAGCTTCTGGTGCGTCATCCCCGATTAATTTTTCGGGTGTTTGTTGCTCTGCTAATTACACGGCAGAAGTGGTTGCAAATAACGCTTTTGGCGCTAGCTACCCAAGTGCTTCTGTACCGACAAAAACTGGCAGCATTTCATACACGGTCGCTGGAACATACTCTTGGGTTGTCCCTGCGGGTGTTACTGCTGTTTCCGCAGTAACAATCGGTGGAGGCGGCGGTGGTGCGGGTGCTTTTTACACATGTGCTAGTTGTTATGCAAACGGCTCAGGAGGAGGTGGTGGCGGTCTTGCATACGTACAAAGTCTAGCCGTCACGCCGGGTGAATCACTTGCCGTGGTTGTTGGCGCTGGCGGTGCCGGTGGATCATTTAGCGCGTCAGCAGGGACTTCTGGCGGAACATCTTCTATTAAAAGAAGCTCCACCTCACTGGTTGAGGCTACTGGTGGCGCTGGTGGAAAAAGACGCTCTTGGAACGGGTCTACTTTCAGCAATCCGTGTATAGCCGCCGGAGGCACTGTTGTTACTGGTAGTGGTGGCGCAGGCGGGGCTGGAGGTGTTGCAGCTACAAACAGAGCCGCTGGAGGTGGTGGGGCTGGAGGATATTTTGGTACTGGTGGGGCTGGAGCTACTTCTCTTTGCAGTGTCGCAACAGCCGGATACGCTGGTGTTGGCGGCGGTGGCGGTGGTGGTGGGACTGGGAACGGTGGAAATGGCGGTGGTGGTGGCGGAGTCGGCTACTACCCTCCGGCAAATGTTGTTAGCGGATGTGGCGGCACTGCAACGGATGGACTTGGTTTTGGTTATGGCGGTTCTTGCGGAGCCGATGGCTATTCCGGTGGGAAGTACGGCGGTGGTACCCCTTCCGCACAAAATACCGGCGGTAATGGTGGTCGTTATGGGGGTGGCGGAAGTGGAACCTACCGCAGCGGCTCTACTAACAAAACAGGCGGTAGTGGCGCTGTAGGAGCTGTGCGCATTTCGTGGCCTGCAAAGTTTGTTTCTTACCCATCTTTTAACTTGCGCAGCAACATCGGCTGTCAGACATATACAACTCCGGGTTCTTACTCATGGGTCGCCCCAGCTAATGTGTTCAAAGTCTCCGTTGTAGCCGTCGGTGGCGGTGGCGGGGCTGGTTGTATTGGTACAAGGCAGGGGGGCGGTGGCGGTCTTGGCTATAAGAACAATATTACTGTTGTCCCCGGTAATTCTTATTCTGTCGTTGTTGGAAGCGGCGGAAGCTCAGGAGGAACTTCTGGCGGAGATTCTTACTTCTGCTCTGTTTCAGTCGTCAAAGGCGGGGGAGGCGGTGGTAGAAGTGCGTGTGGCGCAGCAGGCACCTACACAGGAACCGGTGGTGGTAACGGTGGGCAAGGCGGGTATACGGGATGTATCTGGGGTGGCGCAGGCGGTGCTGGGGGCTATTCCGGCGCGGGTGGTCAGGGCGGCTCCAATGGTAGCAATGGCAATGCAGGCTCTGGTGGAGGCGGCGGCGGAGCCGCAAACTATGGCCGTGGTGGTGGCGTTGGTCTTTATGGGAAGGGCTGTGACGGCAGGCGCGGCTGCGTTAATTATTGGGGATATGGGGGCGGCGGTTCTTGCGGAACTGATGGTTGTGGTTCGTGCGTTACAGCCGGTTTATATGGCGGTGGCGGTGGCGGTGGCGGAGGATGCAGCCCTTCGGGTGGAAAGGGGGCCGTTCGGATCGTTTGGCCCGGATGTATTCGTCAGTTCCCAAACACTTGCGTGAGAAAATAAATGCCTAGCTTTTCTGGTATCTGGACGCAAAACTCTGCGCTACAAGCTATAGCTGCGGGGACTTGGTCATCTTCCGGGGCGTCCCAAATCGCATTTACTGTAGCAGGATCGTATATATGGTTTGCGCCTGCTGGTATTACATCCGTATCTGTTGTCGCTGTTGGCGGTGGCGGTGGCGGTGGCAATAGTTCAACTGGTGCAACTGGCGCTGGGGGCGGAGGATTAGGATATAAAAACAACATCACCGTTACACCGGGGGAAGGTTATATAGTAGTGGTTGGGGCGGCTGGCACGGCTTCTACAGGCACCTCATCAGGCGTGACGGGTGACGGCGGGTTAAGCTACTTTAATCTTCCGTCAACCGTAGCCGGATATGGCGGCAGCGGTGCCAAGTATCCCGGTAGTACCTCCACAGTGGCTGTTGGCGGTTCTTACGCCGGAGATGGTGGCGGCAATGGGGGTAGCGGGGGACGTAACCCTTCTAACTATGCAGGGGGCGGTGGTGGCGCTGGCGGCTACGCTGGAAACGGCGGCTCTGGCGGCTCATCAGCATCCTCCTCCGGTGGTAACGGTTCAGGCGGTGGTGGTGGGGCCGGAGGTAATTCTGGCTCCGCAGACGCATCAGGTGCTGGCGGTGGGGTTGGCTTGCTTGGTGAAGGCTCTAGCGGCACAGGGGGCGCTGGATCGACTTCGGATGCACAGCCCGGAACGGGCGGTTCTGGTGGAGCAAATGGCTCTGCAAGTCCGGGTTCTTCTGCACGACCGTCTACTGGCGGCGCATACGGCGGTGGTGGTGGCTCTTCGGACGGTGTGTCTGGGGAAAATGGCCCCGGAGGTGGCGGCGCTGTTCGTATAATATGGTCAGGGAATAGTGGCATCACGCGGGCGTTCCCATCCACTAACACTGGCGATTTATAGTAAGGGTGCCAATATGAGCAAATCATGGCCCGGTGGGATAATTAAAAAAACATCCCCAACTGTTGACGGTTCTCAAGCAAAGGGTATTTGGTCGATATCTCAGGCTAATGAGTATAAAAAGCAAAACTTATGGCCGACAGTCCCCGGTGCGCCTACGATTGGGTCACCAACCGATGGGACTACAGTAGGTCAAGCTAAAATTGCATTTACGCCGCCATCAGATACTGGCAGCGTGGCAATAACTGGATATACAGCTACATCCACTCCCGGCTGCATCACGGGAACCGGCTCTTCTTCTCCAGTGACTGTTAACGGTTTAACTACTGGACAGGCTTATACATTCAAAGTTTCAGCAGTAAACGGCGCGGGGAGCAGCCCCGAAAGCGGTGCGTCATGCAGTTTTACTCCTTCTGCATTTGTTGATTCTCTGTATTCAGCCCCCGGAACCTATTCTTGGATTGCGCCGACTGGCGTAACTTCTGTTTCCGTTGTTGCTGTTGGCGCTGGTGGAAGTGGCGCAGGGTACCGCTCTTACAGAGCGCCCGGTTCCGAGACATGTTGTGTCGCTGGTGGTGGCGGTGGAGGTGGTGGTGCGCTTGGTTATAAGAATAACTATGCAGTTACACCGGGGAATGCTTACACGGTTGTAGTTGGCGCTGCGGGGGTTCCCCCCAATCACGCAAATGAAGTTTGTGGTGTTGCTGGCGGTGATTCCTATTTTGTAAGTGTTTGCGTTGTTAAAGGTGGTGGTGGCCCCGGCGGGAGACAGTCTGGGCAATCAGCCCCCGGATTTGCTACTTATGTAGGGGATGGCGGAGGCAATGGCGGCGCTGCGTCAGTTCCACCCCTTAGCTCTTATGGACTCCCCGGCGCGGGTGCTGGTGGGTATTCAGGTGCCGGAGGAGCCGGAGGTGCAGGTGGCGCTGGCGGAGGCGCTGGTGGAGGCGGGACTTCTGGCATTAATGTTTGCTTGGCGGGGTTCTACAACCCCGGCGCTGGGGGTGGGGTTAGCGTATTTGGACAAGGATCAAGTGGGTCTACCCCAGCCTCCGGTACTGGGGCGGCGGGGAATCCGGGGTCTGGCGGGTTGTCGGGGGAAGCCGGTTTAACAAATGGATCGGATTGGAATGCAGCTTATGGTGCTTCGGGTGGTGCCTATGGCGGTGGGGGAGCCGGAGCCACAAGAAGAGCAACCACAGGATTAGGGGCAGGTGCGCATGGGGCTGTGCGCATTATTTCTCCGGGGTCAGCGCGTACTTTCCCGTCTACAAATGTGGGCTTCAATGGGTGCAAAGGCTCTTATGCGTTTACGATCCCCGGAACCTATTCTTGGATTGCCCCGACCGGGGTAACGTCCGTATCTGTTGTCGCTGTTGGGGGGGGGGGGGGCGGTGGTAATAGTACGAGCGGGGCAGCAGGCGCGGCAGGGGGAGGATTAGGGTATAAGAATAACTATTCTGTCACTCCGGGAAATTCGTACACAGTTGCTGTCGGTGCCGCAGGTGTGTATCCATATGGCGGCAGCGGTGGCGGATCTTCTGGCAGTGATTCCTATTTTGTAAGTGTTTGCGTTGTTAAAGGTGGCGGTGGTCAAGGTGCCGCCACTCCGGGGAGTTCTGCAACAAGAATAGGCGGGACGTATACCGGGGATGGCGGGGGTAATGGCGGAAATGGCCCGCAAAATACCAGTGCGTATGCTAGTGGTGGCGGTGGCGCTGGCGGCTATGCTGGTAATGGCGGCAATGGCGGCGCTGCTACTCAGAACGGGTTCAATGGGTCTGGCGGCGGCGGTGGAGGTGGTTCAGGGGCGGGGTCTCTCTCTACTTCAGGTGCTGGCGGTGGTGTAGGCCTCTACGGCCAAGGTTCAAATGGAACCGGGGGAACTTACGGCACTGATGGACAACCCGGAACGGGCGGTTCTGGTGGAGCAAATGGCTCTGCAAGCCCCGGCGATAAAACTCGGCCTTCTACTGGCGGGATATTTGGCGGCGGAGGAGGTTCTTCTGATGGCGTATCCTATGAAGCCGGGTCTGGTGGTTCTGGCGGAGTTCGTATCGTCTGGCCCGGAAACACTAGGTCATTCCCATCAACTTGTGTTGGATCACCCTAATTTTTAACAAGGAGCAAAAATGGGTTTGTTTATTGAAACCAAAGATGGTCAACCTGTTAACCATCCAGCGTTTTTGGATAATTTAATGCAAGCTTTTGGGCATATTCCTGCCCATTGGGAACCATTTGTCCGTATTGCACGACCCGCCCTAAGCGTCTACGAAGTGCTTGATTCAGAAGAACCGACCTATCAAAAAATTGACGGTTCTTGGACTGATGTTTGGGCGGTACGGGCTATGACTCAGGCGGAAAAAACCGCCAAGCAGCAAGAAGTCATCACTGCTTTTAACGCCCGTGAGCAAGCATCGAACTGGTCTGCATGGACTCTGGATGAGGCAACCTGCCAAATGGTTCCTCCAATTCCTCGCCCTGAGCCGGATGAAGCCAAGATTGCCCAAGGCATCCTTACTTTTTGGTGTGGTGCAGAAAACAACTGGAAAGACACCCCGGTACGTCCTGAAGGCGACTATAAGTTTGATTTCCTCGCTTGGACATGGGTGGCCGCATGAGCAAAGTTGCCAAGAAAAAGAAGGTCTGCAAAGCTGCCGCCCAAGTTAAAGAGGTGGTTCAGAACACGCAACTTCAGGTTGCGATGCACTTTCCTTGTCCAATCTATCTGATTGAGCGGCCAGATTTCTTGGC